GATATACTGTGTCTACACTTATTGCCATAATTCTTTTTTTGTAGTTTTGCAACCACCCCGAAGGGCAGTTGCATCACCATTGATTATTAATTTAATCGTTTTTCTATATTGGAGTATATCTCCATTCCCTCATCAGTTTTAAACCAAGCGGCTAAGGCTGAATATGGGTGTTCATCAAAAGGAACAGTCATTAACTTTCTATCGTTAGTTCCCCAGTTAAACGTTCTTTGATCAGAGGATAGTTTTATAATCCCTAACTCCGTAGCTTTGATACCAAAGTTTCTAAGCATCACGTTGTCATCATTAACTAACTCTAAGAACAGTCTAGGGTTTTTCTTAGCGTATAATAACAAATCACGTTTAAGCTCCTTAGAACTCATCTCTGTAACTCTAGAACCAATCTCTACCCTCATGACAGCCTCTGCCATGTCAATATCTAAGCTACGCGCTGCGTTCAAAGCGTCAATTTCTAATTCTAACGAATCAATTTGATTTTCAGCTATTGCCTTAGGTTTCCACTCTTCAAAAACATTGTCCGCGTGGGGGTGGTATAAAGATAGTAACTTTTGCAACGTTGTTTTTGTTCTAGGAACGCTTAGTGCCCCGTTTCTAAAAACTATGTGTGATAATCGTTGTTCGCCTTCCATCTCATCTACAAAGCAAGTTCTTTGATTTTCACAATACTTCAACTCTCTTTCATAACCTTTTTCCTCATCAAACCAAAATATATTTGTTGATCGTATCATCTTGCTTAAAGGTTTTTTACCTCCTTTCAAGTAATACATTCTATCTTTTATTTCCCAAGCATCTTTCTTGGGTAGTTCTTTTACAATTGGTTTAGGCTCCGGTTTTGGAGCTTCAACTACAATTGTCTCTTCTACGTAGGGTTCTTGAACCTCCACTTTTTTTGTTTGCTTTTTAGCCATAATATAATATAATAAAAAATTAATATAAAACTACCCCACCCGAAGGCAGGGTAGTTTCACCAAATATTCCTCTTAGTTCAACAACATGAAGTTATTAGCACCTTGAGTAATTAGACATCTTTCTGATAAGTAGTGTATCTCCATAGCGTCTAACTCAGATGTAGTAGCTCCAACTGAACCAGTGGTCCAAGTTTTCATCTTTCTATCATCTGCTTGAGAAGCTCGGTAACGAACGTGTAGGAAAGGACGCTTAAGGTTCTTGCCTAGATTTTGATCATACACGGAAGAAACTCCAGCTGGAACCATTACACCTCTAATAGCGTTAACAGTGTCCATAGCGTTAATTGCTCCACGAGTAGACGCATCGTTTAAATACTTCCAATCTGACTTGTAGAAATCGTAAGACCCGCGACGGAATCCAGAGAATCCTAAGTTAAGAGCCATGTCTTCGTTGTTATCAAATACTCCGTAAGAAGTACCTCCAGCGCCGTAAGAATTCATTGAAGCAAGCATATCATCAATAGCTAAAGCTGTTGAGCGATTTACAAACATCATATTTTCTTCAATAGCACCTTGAGAATCAAACTCAGCTAGTATAGCATCAAATTCCGCTAAGTCAGTCGCTGCATTTACACCCGTTATACCAGAAGACATGTTACCCCTTGCTTCAATAGCAGCGAATAAACCCTCAGTACCAAACGTGTTATCGGCAGCACCAAATAGCTCACTATCAAGTAGTGTGGAACCAGGCGTACCTTTAACAGACTCAATCATAGCCATTTCAACGTAATCATTGAACCTAGCTCTTGTATCTCCATCAGCTTTTAGATACCACAAGTATCCATTCTGACCATCTTCACCTGAAATTTCAACCCAACCAATAGCAGATGCATCAGAACCTGAAACAGCGTACTTATCTTTTAAAATAATTGGCTTATTTGTAAATGAAGTAAAGCTTGGTTCATTTTGACCGCTTCTACCGTTTTGTCCTTTAGCATACTCAGATCCTACAACTAGCACTCTAAGAGCGGAGCCTGTGGTCGCTGTAATACCAGCAGCTGTTGCTGTATTAGCTCCATAGAACCCAACAGATATACGACCTGATGTACCATCAACCGCAGTTACAACACCTCGAGTTGTGGTGTTAGCGTCTGCCATTAAAAGAATATCGTTAACTCGAATACCATGGTCGTTATCAGAGTAAACAGTAGTACCTGTATTACCATCAATATCAGATACGATAGTAATAGTACCACCAGCAGTAGTATCTACTTTCTGTGAAACATGTGTCATCGTAGCAATGTACGATAAGTGCAGTCTACCTTGCTCCGACCAAACAACTTGGTCAGCAGTCATAGACTCTTCAGCTCCTACTTGCGAAAGAAATCCTGAAATAGTTCGGTTTCCGAATACTTCAGCTTCTTTTTCCATAAGATCTGGTAAATATTGTTGCGCCCAGCCATTGCCTGACGCTGTGAAATCAATGTAGTTTGAAACAAGTGCCTGCTGTAATGGAGCCGGCACGCTGTTTAAACTAGGTCCTTCTGTTAAAGCCATTTTTTCTTAATTTTAATTTTTGTTTTTGTTTTTAATTTTGAACTTAAAAGAGGCGGAATCATCACCTAACGCCCTTACTTTCATACCACCTTGCATTTCACCTTGAGTGGATCTAGCTGTAGTGTTTATGTTTTTGGCTTTTGCAACACTGTCTTTCAGTGCATCTGCTCGGCCTTGTTCGTAAAAGTGATTAGCAACTGCGTCTGCATTCATAGCTGTGTACAAGCTCTTATGGTAACCTTTAGCATCTGACATAGTATTATCTTCATTCAAAAACTTTTTGATAAAGTTATTTATATCGCTTTGGGTTTCCTTTACTTGGCCTGCGTCCTTAACATTATATCTAAATCTTTTATCTCCAACGTTGTATTCAAAACCTTTGAACTCGTTATTGAAAACCTGCTCGGTCTTCTTGTTAAATCTAGACTTCTGTTGTTGAGCTACTTTTTGCGTCTGCTCTGACTCTTTATTGTATCGGTTGAAGAAATCAATTGCTTTCTGCTGCTCTTGCGTGAGCTTGCTTCCAGCTTTAATATCTTCGTAGTATTTAGACTTTTGCCCGTCTAAGTAGGTCTTGGCCTCGGCAACTTGCTCTTTGAGGGCCAATTTTTTTCGTTTAATATCTCTTTCATCATCTACGTCTTCGTCAAAAGAAAATTTATCTTCCATAAGGAAGTTAATCTCCTCTGAAGATAGATGAGGTTTAGTTCTTTTATAGTATTCAAGCATAGCATCTTGATCATCTAAATCTTTGATATCCCTATTAAGATTAACATAATCTTCAAGATCTCCACCGGTTTCGTCCATAAAGTCTAGTAACTTTTGTACGTTATCAGGTATAGCTTTACCTGACTCCTCATTGGCGTCAAGCGCTTCTATCACCTCTTCTTCTGTTACTACCTCTTCGTCTGTTACTTCCTCAAGTGCGGGCGTTTCGTTATCGACGTCCTCTTCTTGTGCAACTTCGTTATTTGTCTCTTCGACATTGGTTTCAACTTCATCTACTATTTCTGGTTCTTGTGGTTTACTTAAATCTACTTTAATGACATCTGGGTCATCTTTGCTTTCAAATTTTTCTAGATCAGGTTCTACAACCTGTTCTTCTACAACCTCTACCTGAGGCTCTTCTTGAGTAACCTCTTCGGTTACCTCTTCATTTTTTACTTCTTCCATAATATATTATATAATTAATTACCAATTTGTGGGTTAAATCTATTTAAACCCATTCCGCCTCCTAGTATATCATTACCTGAAGACTCAAACTTTTTACTCGTTTGCTTCATATTTTCTCGCCTATCTTTACCCTGCTCTTTCATACCCTCTACTTTCTCTGTCGATTGACGCTCTTGTGACCTCAACTGTTGGTTAAGCTCGAACTCAAATTGCATTAGCTCTTTCTTGAGTCTCACCTCCTCTTGTAGGTGTGTAAGTTTAGTCTGACCCTTTAATTGTTCTAATTGCGAGTCCGTTTGAGCTTTTGCCTGATTTTTTTGTATCTCAGCATTAGCTGCGGCTTGTTGAGCTTGCGCATTAGCCTGCGCTTGGGCTTGCATGTTGTCTTGCTGGAGTTTTTGATCGCGTTCCTGTTTTTTTCTACGTTTAATCTTCAACAGCTGATTAGCTAGTTTTAAATTCTTAACCTCCCTAATATCTATAGCGTCATCTAAATCTATTAACTGTTGAGCTAAAGCTGTCTGTATATTGTTTTCTAATAACTGCTTCTCCTCTTCGTCTGGTTCTAACTCTATAAATATACCAAAATCGTACAAATGCAACTCAGACATCTCTTTAAGGGTTGCTACGTTGTGCGCTCCTATAGCCTGAACAAAAGCATCAGCTGTAGGTGAGTACTCTAATATATCAGATATCCTTAAAGATAAAGCCTCGGCTACCTCCGCTGTTAAGAACATAGACCCAAGCAACACGTGCCTCGTGGCTACATTAGAATTAGCAGCAGCTAATTTCTGTACTCCAACCAAAGACTTAGGATCTGGCATACTACCGTCTCTAGCCTCGTTAAGCCCAGTTACATCGCGGATCATTTGCAAGTAGTAGTTATACGTTTGTATTAAACTACCAATCTTATTTTGTCCAGCTCCATTAGATATCTGCTGAATAGGGATTTTGCCAGGGTTTTGGTCGCCATCACTAGTAAACGATCTACCTATAACACTACCAGTTTGGAAGAACATGTTAAGCGCTTCTTGAGGATTATAATTAGTACCATTGCCTAAATCTACTTCAGCAAGTCCGTCAGCGTCAAGGTATACTCCATCGGGTACCATGCGTGACATAACCTGCTGTAACTTAAGGTGTGTTAACTGAATAGTATCAGCGAACCCAGTAATTCTACTTACAATAGACTCTATGCGACCTTCATACATACGTGGCGCTACTAAAGAGTAGTTCATCTTAACTTTGTTAAAGTCAGATTTACTACGCATCATATTTTCAGCTTTGTTCCACTTTATAAGCTTATCTGTACCAAGAATCATAGCGCCTTCAAAAACACACTCTACAGACCTCTGTAACCTACTGTAACCACCTTCTTTATCTACGGGTGGGTTAAACGCATCTGTCTTTTCTATAGCCTTATCTCCTCCACTACCAGTCTCCTTTATCTTGTAGACATCGTTAGTGTGAGTTCTATAATTAAA